AATTCCTCCGAGAACTGCTCCGATCACAATTAGTGTTAACATTTTCGTCTCCTCCTCGTAATAACTTCGTTAATTATCTTCTACTACTAGTATATTACGAAAAAGGAAAATATTACACTCATTTTTGCTTTACTCGTCCTCTTAGTTGCGCCAAGCCGTTTCGGTCTAGCGATTCTCCGCCGCTCTCCGCGCCACTTTCCATCTGAGCCTGACGTTTTAATCCGTCCACGAACGCCTTGAAATCGTCCTTCTCCATATGTTCGGCTGTCGTAATATTCAACTCGGTCAGATAACGTTCAGCGTCCGCTTTGTTGTGCGCTTCTAGTACGTCGAAAATGTCCGTAATGTAATAACCGTTTTCGAAGGCTACTTGTGTAACGCCTAGTTTCGCAGCGCAGTCGATAAAGAATCCGTTTAACGTTAGTTCTGGCTTTGTGCGTCCTCGCTCGCCGCCGTCGGTTGCTGACTCGGCATTCCGAGGGCGAGAACGCTTTTGACGTTTTTTATAACACCGGAGAAGTCGTTGACCTTCGCAATCTCCGTAAAGTATGCGATGAGTTGGTCGATACTGGCGTTCTCCTCGATATGTTCCGATTCAATTCCGGTAAGTACCGATACAATGTCGACCACTTCGTCAAAGGAACGCTCTAATGCTACGATAAAGTACGCTGATTTTTCGTCTTCAGATGCGGACATAACGTCGAGGATAAGTTGCGGTAGGGTTTCGATGGTTCCGAATAGTTGCTTCCATTGTTTAATCGTGATTTTCTCTATCGTGACGGGCTTCTTTCCGATGTAATGCTTCTTAAATTTATTTAAACGGTTTTGTAGCATAACCATTGTGTTCGCCTCCATTCTAATACAATAAAAAGGCGACCGTTAAAGGCCGCCGTTAGTTGTTAGTTATTTGTTCCGTTAAATTACGCGCTTGTTGCCGCTTGGTCGCCGAATCCGATAAGGTTATTGTCTACGTCAGGGTATCCTTTGAACGTTACGTTCGTTACTAGCTCGTTGTTATAATCGTACGTGTACGAGATATTCGCACGTGGTGCCGCTTTGTATAGCGTAATTGCGTCATCCGGCGTACCTTCTAACGGTTCAACCGAAACTTCTTTCGCGAAGTCGTAAAGGTCTACGACGTCTACCGCTGATACGTCTACACGTTTCGTACTTGTCGTTGAGTCCTCGATTAACGTCGAGCCCGGAATAATCGTAGATAGCTTAGACAAGTCGTATTCCGCAAACGGAACCTCGACACTTGCCGCTCTGCCCGTGATGTGTTCCTTAACCGCTGTCTCTCCGTATTGGTCAACGTTCGTCTCACGCGTTGATTCCGAATAGTTAAGCGTTACTCCGCCTTGCGTAGTTTCGAAAATGACCGGCTCTGTTCCGCCGACATCGAACGTTACCTTACAAGGTCCTAGTTTTACTTTCGTTAAATCGCTCGCCATATTTTCGTCCTCCTATAGTTTGTTGCGACGGTTGTGCATTAACTCGTAAATGTTGTACGCGACTTCCTCCGCTTGCGGCATATTTCTCTCTCCGCCTCGTACGACAACCTGGAAGCTAGGACGTTTTTTACTCGTCCACTCGCTCGCAGGTAAGCCGGGAGACATTCGTATATACGCCGCGTCATCTCCGACGCCCGCCGGAAATTCGTTGACGTAGAACGCATAGTCGATTTTTCCGTCAATATAGTCGCGCATTTCTATCGCCTTAATCGGTTCGCCGTAATTCGCCATCGCCTACGTCAACTCCTTTCGGATAGTTTTCGCAATGTGTCGCTTGTACGCGTCCGACTCGCCTTTTAACGGACGTTCGAGGTACTTACGTCCGGAGTAATACGTCCGTCCGCTCATACCTCGTTCAGGCGGATTGTTCTGCGTACCTTCGCCGTGGTTATAGGCTTCTTCGTGCGTCCACAAGGCGTAGTTAAAGTCGCCTTCCGTTACGCCGAACATAACCTCGCCGATAATCGTATTTCGACGCCAATCCACCGCCTTATGTCCGGACTTCGCGAGGGTGCCGACGGCAAACGGAGCAATGTCGGAAGCTACTCGTAGCAAGTCGTCCGTTGCGTCGTGCATTCCTTTTTCGGCGCCTTTGCGTACGTTGTCGTCCGTCATATCTAAACTGCGGAAAAACTCGTCGACATCAAGCTCGATACTCATAACGACACCGCCGTAAATAAGACGTTTCCGCTAATGTCCTTCAGCCGTCCGATAGCGATAGGTTTGTCGTCGACTTTCTTACCATCCGCTAATTTGAACGAAATCTCGTCGTCGTACGATACAGATACCGTTTTCTCTATTAGGATTTGTATGTTCGATACGACCTCCGAGCCGTTCTGATTGCGGACTAGTTCCGTCTTTTCGTCAATGCGACATTTATGCGTGGACTCCGAGTCGTACGTCGGATTTCCCCATGCGTCCACACTACCGCCGCTCCGTATAGTGACCGTGTTTTTCAACGGAATTAACGCCATCTATAACACGCTCCAATACGACCGACGTCCGAGCATCTTCACGACTTCCGGCGCTATATACGACGCTGATTTGTCGATGGTTACGTTTATGCCGGACACGCTGACGGACTTTACGCCTTGTTCTGCTTTCCGGATCGTGTCGTCTAAACGTAGTAACCATAGCGCTTGTTCGTAGACCGCCGTTGAGTCGATTTGTTCGTCCTCGTCCGTAATGTCGTACGTCGTGTAATGTCGGTACAACTGATTCTCCGCGTTCGTTAGCGCCTTGCCTTTTGTTGTCGCGTTAGCTTGCGTCCATTCCTCCGCCCATAAGACCTCGGTATCGAAATAAGTGTCCGCGTCTTCTACCGTTACTGTCTGAGCCATTTACGCCCACCTCCGTTATTATTTTGCGGAGGTTTTCGGCTTCGTGGACTTCGAGGTAGCCGCCGGCTTACGTTTCGGCGCCGGTTTTTCCGCCGCTTTTTCCTCCGTTTGTGCTTGTGCTTTCGGCGCTGGTGCCGCCTTTGGTTCCGCTTGCTCCGCCTTTTGTGCGTCAGTCAACGCGTCTAGCACCGCAATTTCCGCCTTATCTTCCGTAGAGTAACGACCTTGCGAGAATTGCTTACGCTCGCCGTTTACGTAGAAAGATAGTCGTGAGTATTTCGATTTGTATTCCGCCATTATTCCGCTCCTTTCCGAAAATGAAAGCCCGCCGAAAACGACGGGCTCAACTTCGTGTTACTTTCGTTCTAAGTTCGTCCGTTTACGCTAGGTTTTTAATACGTGCGTGAGCCTTTTCTTGTTCAAGACGATTAGTGTATTCCGTTTACCTTCGCGTCAGTTTCGCTAGAACTGCGCCGTGCTTTCGCACTGCTCATAGTTTCCTATGAGACGAGACTATATCAAGGACTTCCGTGAGTCCCTCTCCATTTCGGACATCAATCGCTTATGTCCTACGAGCTGTCGCTCTAGTCGTTACACCTTCCGTATAATTACGGCTTGGCTCGGTATTGCCGGCAACTTAATGCTACGGGTTCCACCGAATTAGAAGAGTTTCGACGTACTATCGCTAGTACGAAGGGCTAAAGTTTAACCTACAAGCTGACCTTCGAAATAATCGCCTTTCTTACCTAGGTATTCGTGACTGAACTCACGACCCGTAAGTGGGTGTACGGATACGCGGTTAGAGTCAACGACCATTAGTTCGTTAGCGTCAAGGTTGTTGTTAAGAACAATCTCCGCCTGTCCGAAGTCTGATACGAAGAAGTCTACCGTTTGTCCGCGTCCATTATCTTGACGGTCTAGGCGAATATCCGCTTTACTGAAGTCGGAGATTGCACGCTTTTGCTTCGCCGGTACGATGATCTTGTAGTTACCGCCGTTAGCAAATCCGCCTGCTTCGTAAATGTCCTGGAAAGCGTCGTTGATAAGTTGGTCGGTAATTCCGTTAGAACCTGCGTCCGCAACGTTTGTCGCGATTTGGTTGCGCAAGCCGCCCATTTGACGAGTAAGACCGTCAGAAGATTCGAACTTAACTCCGCTGATTAGCGCTTTTTCTAGTTGAAGCGCAAGTTCAAGCTGCTTCTTCTGCTTTTCTAGCTCGTACTGATCGTCGATGCCGTATTGTGCGATTGCCGCAGCTGTACCGGAGATAGATACCGTTTCATCGAAAATTTGCGTGAAGTTAGACTTACGAGTACGCTTCTTGAATCGTGCGTTACGTGCGTCAGCACCTTCGACACCTTCTACGAATTGTACTTCTACTTTCGCGCCACTTGCGAAGTCAGCCGCAGTTGTATCGGCATATCCGCGTGTTACCGTAAGGTCAGTTCCGTTGATTGCCGTAACTTTAAGTAGCTCTTCGCCAATTTTGATTACGTGGTCAACGCGGAAAGGTTCTGCGTCTACTACGGAAACAGTCGTGTCAGCCGCTAGTCCTGACGCTGCTGTTGTCGACTCATCGCCATACATTTCGTCCTCGAACCATGCGTGTTCTACTTGGTTGATCGGATTTGAAAATCCTAGTAAAGAAAGTAACGGTGTTTGGTGCTCGTTCAGTAATAGTAACTCATCAACTACAGATTCCTTTTTTCCTACTAATTCGCCAGTCATAATTTTAGACATATAAATGTCCTCCTTGGATTTGTTTTAGTTTTGGTTTAGCTTTTTATTGCATTAAAAAAGACGCTTTATTAGCGCCCTAACTCCCGTTTTAATCTTGCGTATGCCATCTTGTCTTCGGTCTTTCCCGTTTGACGTGCTTTGTCCGCCGCTTCTTTTAGCATTTGGTCGGCTGACTTGTCCGCCTTTTGTTCTTCGTTATTCGTGCTCTCGCCGATCGGCTTTTGTTGCTTTTTCGTCGCGACTAGATATGGTTTATTTTCAACGAGCGATTTGATTGCGTCCTCCATGCCTTCTACTTTTCCGTCTTCGCTAACGTTTACGGCTGCGCTCTCTTTCAAGACGCTTCGTAACAATTTCGTCTACTTTCGATTGCGGGACGTAGTTCTCTTCGCTAGTTTCTTCCGACTTTTCGGTCGTTTGAGCTTCGTCCGTTTTCGTTTCCTCAGTTACTTCCGTTTGTTGTACTTCCTCTTCCGTTTGCGTTTCCTTAACTTCTTCGCTCATATAATACCTCCGCGTTTTAAGTCCGAGTAGACTATGATTTCCGAAAGTTTAACGCCATTCCGTAAGGCAATCTAATTTACGGTACTAATTCCGGATCTCTAACCGGAGTTATGTGATGACGGCAGTTGGGGTGGAATATCTGCCGCCTCGGCAAGTCGCCGATATAAGGATAATCCCCGTCAGCATCTCGCGTTAACTTAATAATTCGGCGCTCCCATAGTCGGCATTTATCCGTTGCCCCATGACTCGAAATCACCGCGTAATTAGCGCCCCTTGCGACCGCTTCGTTTTGCGTCGCCTCTTTGTGCGCTTCCATCATCTTCGTCCGTACCGCCATATCCACGTACACTTCGGGACGCCATCGTCTGCCAGCCGCGTCAATTATTCCGGTATCAACCGCCTTACCTAAATCGCTCCGTAACCGCTGTAACATATCGTTCCTTAACGTTCGCTGTCCGTTTACTCCTTCGGTCAGGTTTTCGCGTAAAACCTCGCCCGCCACTTTGCGGACGGACGTACGTACTTTCCGCGATATGTTCTGCGTAACTTGGAGTAAGTCGTCTTGCGTGTCGGCTACGACGGTTTTAACGAGCTCGCGATTCAGCCGGCTAAATTCGAGTAGCCTATGCGCTTCGTCTAGCGTTTCGGCTGCGCCTATTGCGTACAAAGTGCCGGCTGCTCCGTCCTCTACGGCTTCCGGAATGTTGCTCGCAACCCACGCCTTTGTCGTCGCGTCTAACTCGGATAGAATGTCCGCTATGTCTTCGAGTACCTTCCGCTGTTGGGCGCGTTGGAAGTCGGATAAGTCAACGCGTTCTAATTCGCGCTTAATCCGTTTGACGGCGCTTTTGTACGCCGAAACTAACTGCTCGGTTTTGTAATTGTAATTCGGCGTGGGAATTTCGTTAAAGGATTCCGCCATTTACGCTCACTCCCCCGTGCTTTCGCCGTTGAAAACCGAACCATCTACGAAGCCTTCCTCGTCCTCACGGTCGGTTCCAATACGCGACATCGTTTCCTTCGCTTGTCCGTCGTCGACTTCGTCCTGACGCTTGATTGCGGATTGAACGTCAATGGTCGGCTTGTTGCCCGTACGGATTTGCATAATTTCGGCGAGTTCCTTGTCGTTCTGCGGAATGCCGTCCTTGAAGTGGATTTTCGGATACATTGGCGTGTAGTTCGCGTCACCGTGTTCGGCTTCGAGTAATTGCGCTAAATAAAGCGCGTCACGAATTGCCGTATCGTATCCTCCGCGGATTCTGGAAACCTTCGATAAAATCGGCATAAATCTCGCCTTGATTGCGGCTCCGTCCGTATGTGACGTTCCCGTTCCTCCGCGGTCTTCCGTCATAGTCGTGCCGAATAGCCATTGCGGCGTTTCCGACATCGTGAAGACTGTTCCGAGGAGGTAATCGAGCTCTTTGAAGGCCGCGTCTAGTTTCGCCTCCCACGTCATATAACCCGGCGTTGGATCCTCTTTCGTAACCGGAATATATTTGCCGCCGAAAGTTTGCGATTCTCCGCTACCGCCTTCTAAGTCCGGCCCGTATGCCGTAGGGTCGGCGTGTTTCCAAAGGATATAGTCGATTTGCACGAGTCGGTCGTTGATAGCGCTGAATACGGACTCAATCTTTTCTAGTCCGCCTATGCCTTGCCAAGTGTCATCGACTGACTTATACGGAACATGGCGTACTAAAATATCCGAAACGCCCGTCTCAACAACGTCCTCTTCTCGTCCAGTTGGCACCGACTCACCGATCATAAACGTTTCTAACGGATAGCCATACGAGTTCTCAACGCCGTTTTCGTGTAGTCGATAGCGCTTGTAAATAATAAAGCCGGGGATATGGCGCTCTACATTTAAGAACGGCACCTCCTCCGACTTGGAAACAACGTATTCAACTGACGCAATATTAACCGCCTTAAATTGCTTGCTATTGCCGCGTGATACCTCCGGAAATACGTTCGCTGCGTTGACGTGCTCGATAATCGGCTCCATTTGCTTACCTTCGAGAAAATCCGCAAAGGCTTCCGGTGAAAGCACGTTCGCAACCTCCGAAAAGTCCTGACGATAGCCGTAACGCACCTTCACCCAAGCGTCACCTCGTACGCCTGAGCCGATTGCGCTTTCGTGTATCAGCCGGTTAAGGTCGTTCTCCTCGACGAGGCTATTGAGCGCTTTCTGTTCGGCTGTATCGTCTGGCTGTCCGCTTTCGTAAATCGGCGTTTCTCCGACCAAAAGATCCGCCGGCTTGGTCGTGAGGATGTCCGCTAGGTTAACCGCAATGTACAGCTTCTTTAATTGCGGAGCTTGCGGCGAGTCCTTTAGGATTTCCGTAGCGCGTTCGTAAATTTCGATTTGCTTGCCGTCGAATAACTTTTTCATCCGCTTGTATTTTGAAATTCTCTCGATATGGTTGACCGGCGGATATTGTTCGCCAGGTTGGAACAAACCGTATGTGATCGTCGTCTCAAATTTATCGTTGAGTTCCTCGAGTTGTTCGTTGGGTACTGGCGCCTTACTTCCGAATAGTCCCATCTAAGCGCCTCCTTTCAGAACAAGTCCATCGCTTTAATAGACGGCTGATCGCCGCGAATCGATTTGATAAGTTGCGCGTAAACTTCGGATCTATGCGAGCTCAACATATCGTCGGCTACTGCGTTCATATACTCGATAAATACTGCGTTCTGCGTGCGCCAGCGATGTACAGTTGAACGGTCAACGCCGATGTCTTCCGCTAGTTCCTCTTGTGTGCGCTTACCTTTTCCGCTCATCATTTCGTTTTCGACGAGAGTGAGCGCTGCTTTGCGTTGCTGTACGGATAACTTCGCCTCTAACTCTTTCATTCGTTTAGTCGCCATGTTTGCGTCCTCCTTTCGTTTTAAAGAAAATTCGGCTTCTGTTGTAACGGAGCCCTCGGTCGATTTACGGCGTCAATAGCCATGTGAGTCCCATCTGGACCATCGTCATGGCTTGCCGGATATAGCTCGAACTGTTCAAGTAACCTCGTATGACTTCGGTTAAATACGACATTTCCGTTTTCTATGTCCGGAAGCATCGACTCTATCCGTAATTGTTTACGAGAACGCTGATATATCTTCTTAACGCGATTGTGCGCCGGATAGCCTATCGCTTCGAGCTCTTGTTTTAACGTTGTAACGAAGAACTCCTGCGCCAGTTGCGCTTCGGCTCCGATTAAGTCCGGCTGATATTTCTTCGCGCGCTTAACGATTTCTTGTAGATAATCGTCCGGTTTAATCCGCTCAACAAACGCGTCAATAACGTAAATTTTCTTCGTAACCTTGTGCTTGGCTACGGTAATGCACGCGGAGAAGTCGCCTCGTTCTTTGCCAAGCGCAAAGTCGACGCCCATTCCAATGTAGTAATCGCGGTGGTTGAAGTCTAAGTCGTCCCAATAATAAAACTGCTCCGGCTTGAATATTTGTGACTCCTCGTCAATCGGATTATTCATAAATTCCGTATTGAACGCTTTACTGCCGTAGTTTACTTTTTCGAAAAATAACTCCGTAAGAGGGAATCGGTCGGGCCATAGTACCTTGCCGCCCTTCGTCATCTCCTCGTAATGTTGCTCGTAATATTCGAGCGCCGCTTTTGCGGAAGGAGTGTCGTGGCTTTCGCCTTCTTCGACCTCCGCCATTGCGTCGATCTCTTCTTGCGTCGGTTCGTATTCCTTATATATTCGTTCGAACTCCGCCCATAAGTCCATCCGCTCAGGCCATTCTAGAATCGCCGGAAATTTATTCTTAATGAAGTCGCGGCGTTCGTTTAAGACGTAGTTAAGCAAACTTGATGGGTGGACAATAGTACCCATGAAGATGAACGCTGTTTTCGAAGGATCGCCCGCTGGCATTAAGTCCTGGTTGAGCCAATCGCGAGCCTTCTGCCGCAATTCCGGCGTATTGTTCGAGTCACGGCTTTCGAGGTCATCGAGTATAATTAAGTCCGGACGTTGCGAGCCATTACGGAAACCACGAATCTGCGTACCTAACGACGTCGCTTCCATCTTAATGCCGGTCGCCGTAAGGAACGCTTCCTCCGAATCCTTTTCGTTTTGACTACGCTTTGGTGACAGCACTTCGCCGAAATCTTCGCGCAGCTTTTCGTTATACTTCAGTTGATTCGATACCCACCGGATAAATTTCTTCGACCCGGCGTTCGTTTCGGAGATAACGAGAATCATGCTGCGCTTCCGAAAGACGATTTCATGCACCGGAAAGGCGTTGGATAGATACGCTGATTTGGCGTGACCACGCGACGCCGCCCATGCGACCCTTGCCGTTTTATTACGGTTGCTGACCGAGTCTAAAATGTGCGATAATTTAACGTGAAAGTCCGGCGCTTGGTCGAGGTCAACTGCCGTAGTAGGTACGAGGTTGTCCGGATTGCCGGGATTCCTAACCTCCGAAAAATATTCGTAGAAGAAGTACAGCATATCGTCCTCGGCGCGGTGAACACGTTTGAGCTTCGTGAGCTCCGTCTTATCTTTCCGGAAAGTTTCGACGTGATAGTCGGCGTGCTTGCCGGCTTTGATTAACGCGGCTAACTTGCGTACTCTTTCCGATAATAGCGAGATGCGTGCGGACCTTGCGTGCGTGTCGAGCCACCCACCGTTAATGTGCGCCATGATTCCGTTCCTCCCTTCGTCTTTTATTCGCCTCAACGTGCGTCCATATGAGCGCGTGTGAGCCGTTTTAGTTCGTCCGAATAGTAACGTACCTAAACGGGTGTAAAACGCCTGTATGCCCGCCGAAAATGGGCGAGAGTACATAGTAAAAAGCCGCAAACTATGCCGTCTGCGACTTATTACCTCTACCTCCGATTGCACTAGATTTTACTCCGGACTTCATACACACATTCCTTGCGGTACTACAAGAAACCCCAACAACTCTCGAAGCCCCTCTATATGAGTAGCCATCCGAAACTAGTCGTAATATTTCTTGGTTTCTTTCCGAATATTCATCATCAAATAAGTCGTACTCGGTTCGCGCTAGATTCTCGATATATTTAGCTTCTTCATACAGCCCGTCTTTAGTAACACCGTCTTCCAAATCATTTAACAAGGTATAAAAACTGATTTTGGAACCGTCTTGGAGTGCAGTCTCTTTTTCCGCTCCTATGAGGTAGACTATCTGAACACTTTCCGTATGATCTTTGTATTTCTTTATAGTTTTCGAAACACTAGTCTTGTCTGTTAATTTAGCGTCTACCCACATATCCTTTAAAACGAAATCAGGGTTTAATATGTCGTGTGCATATTTTTTATAAGATATATTTAATGATTTGAATAGCCTCTCAAGTAAACCTTCGAATAAATACCCTGCCGAAACTGAACCTCTATTGCTGACACGTTTTGATAACTCTCTAGGCTTTCTAGCTTCAATGCCTTCTTCTTTTAGAATTCTTCGTATTGTTGTCTGTGAAATATCTGTGGTTGATTGAATTTGAACTGTGCTGAAACCTTTTAAATACATTTCTAACACTTTTTCTTTGTTTTTCTGAATATAATCATCTGACATGATTTGAGGAGTTATACCAATCTCGACTAATGCATCTGAATAGCTTCCGAAAATGTCTTCTGATTTAGCAACAACTGCTCTAGTATAAGGCGTACGTCCGAACTCCTTCTTCGTCAATCCGGTGGTTTTACCTTTTATCGTATGTTCCGATTTCAGAACAGCAGTCACGTCTTTTTCAGATAATTTATTGTAATAATAAGTGAAGATAACTCCATCTCCGAAGAGGTCTTCGAGAGGTAGTCCTTCTTCTAAACAAAAAGAAACCCCTCCTTGATAGTAGTGATTAAGGAAATTAGATAGCGCCGTACCAGTGCTTAGTCTATTTTTTCTTACATCAGAGTAACGTAGTCCGTTTTTGGCCGCTTCCTTCAGAATGGAAACCACCTCTTTTTTATTGGCTTCAAAACGTTCTTCTTTCGTCCACTTTCGTCCTTTATTCGTCCTCATTCGTAACAACCTCCGCATTGTATTTTTCTCCGAGTTTATTTCGGCGGAAAACGTAATCGGAGAGCTACGCTTTCGTTAACGTGGATCAGACGCTAACTATTCCGCCTTTACTATGTAATATCCTTGGCATTTCTAATCCGCGCATTTTCTGCTATACTATAGTTATCGAAACGGACGGTTGGTGTCGAAGAAAACTTCGGAAAAAGTTACTCCCTGGGTTCGGAAAATCATAGCGTAAGTTTTGGCGCCTGATTAGGCGCATATATCCGCTCCCCTTGGGGGATACGAAAACCCTCCGCCAATTCCGCCACGCTTATTCATATATTCCGCATAATCATACCGGAATGACTTCCGATAAGATGCCTTATGTAAACTAGCGTTAAGCCGAATCCCTTGCGAATAGGGCTTCCGCCGATTTACCGCAAATAAGCCGTATGCACGATCTTATACATCGGCGGTGTGTAGCGATTCCTGGCGTCGGTGTTCGTATGTGATCGGTGGTTGCTGTGCATACTCGGGATTGACCGGAATTAGCGCTGACCCCGTGAGTTTTAAGGCCGTCCGTCCTTCCGAGGCGGTTTGCACGTCGCCACTGTCGTACGTCCTCCGTAATCCCTCCGCCGAACCTACCGTCTCCGTCGTACTCCGTCGCAACTATCCGCCCACTTACGCAACCTATACGTTATATAGGAAGAAACTCGGCATAACTAGCGGAATGTGTGCGGCTATCTAGCGTGCAACAACGGCGTTACTCTTTACTCCGTAATAGAGCGTCTATTCTCTCACCTGCTTGCCGTGTTCTTTCGTCTACCTCTCCGAATCCATAACCGTTCTTATAACCGATTGCGTACGCTGCAATAGCGGTAATGACCGTAGTAATTCCGAATATTAACTCCGTCATATATTAACGCCCTTTCTCCGTAATGTGTGCGTGACTTATCCGCCCTTGTCAGCGCATATTGTCCGAATGTAATTTAACGCGTCCTTACCACTCGGACTCTCTATAAGATAAAGAGGTCATTTACCGTCAATTCCACCGAAAAACAAGCGTTCAGCACCGCCACATCAACGTTTCACCCTCGATTTAACCGTAATTTTTACCCGCACTATTTGCATAGGTAAAATGCCTTTTACCCGCACTATTTGCATAGGTAGCTTTCTATTCCTCGTAAAATCCTCGCATCATTTCGTAGAAGTCTCGGCGTACTGTATCCGTATATTCACTCTCGTATTCCTCACGGAACATAATGTCGGGATTAACTTTAATCTTCGAATTGTTACACGAAGTTATCCGCATCATAAACCCGTTATTTACGAGCTTATCGACACTTCTCCGTACTGTATCACGGCTTTCTCCGATTAAGTCTGCAAGCTGCTGGACGTTTAAGTGTTCGAGGTCTTCCTTCTTCTCCTCTGCGTCAGGATTAGCGCAAAGGAAGTACGATTGGTAATGGAAGTATGGCAACGCCTTATAAAGGAGACCGACGTCATTTGTCGTCAGCTTGTCCGCTTTCAGCCGCGTTTCCTTTTGATATAGCTTCGTAAACGCCTGGCCTTCGTTCGTGTATCCGATTGTGTGGTACTGACCGCTTACGAAGTATTTAGCGCCTTTTCGTTCGCCTTCTTTTACGATAATTCCCGATTCAATTAACGACCTGATTACCTTGCTCGTCTGACGTTCCTTCTTTCCGATCACTTCTCCGATTGTCTTTAAATTCATCGGCTTTCCGTCTTTCGTGAGTAATCCGTCCTTCTTGAAACGCAAATAAGGAAGCAGTTTAATTACCGCTCCCAATTCGCTTAACGATAGCTTTTGCGTTATTTCCTTTATAGGTTCGTGGTAACAATTTACGTAATGCTTACGTGATCTGCTTTCATTATTCTTCCGGATATGCTCGCGCTTCTTGTACGCCTCTTTTTGCTGAAACGTTCTGAACTCGCCAGTTCTTCCGTAGTCGTCTACGTAATATTGTCGGCCTATATGATATAAGTCTCCGCTGACTCTGCCGGTTTTTATTTCTGCCATTTTGCGGTGTAAGTCGTCATCCTTCATTGTATCGTCCCCTTTTCGATAATTGCCCGACTAAATTAATAAGCGGAGAAACGAGTGTCGGGGAAATCTCGCTTTCGGTTGGCCGACCTATCTCCGCATTTTTAAACATAATAAAAAGCCCGTCGCAATGACGAGCTATAAAAATCCCTCTACACTATATAGGTGTGAAATCGCCCAAAAGTTCACGTTTTACCGTAAATTCGAGCGTATGTTCACATAATGCGTTAATTTTCCGTTACATTTTCGTCCTTTCACTCCGTAAGTCTTTCTTCGGCTACCTCGTCACGCACGTTTTCTAGGCGCTGATTGGCGATCTGTACGTATTCGCTTTCGAGTTCAAATCCGATGAAATTACGGTTAGTACGTAATGCGGCGACAGCTGTAGCTCCTGTTCCTAGATAACTGTCAAGAATAATTGAACCTTCTTCACAACTTTCCTCAATTATTTCTTCAATCAAAGCTACCGGTTTTTCGCAAGAATGAGTAAGTTTCTGAGGTGCTACTCTTCGTTGAGTCAGGATGTTAGACTTATTATTAGACTTAGTTTTGAATTTCCCATTAGTAATAACAATTACGAACTCATGGTTTGGACGCCAGTTGTTGCCCATTCCGAACCAATCTTTGTTCCAAACTAAGCAATTCTTTATAGTAAACTCTTTTTCTAGCGCTTGTTTGAATACATCGTATTTTTGCCAATTACAGAATACATACCCTACTGAATTAGGTTTTAGGATTCTTTTGTACTCCGAAACTAATTCAGGGAGCCAGTCCAAGGTATCATCGTTGTTTACCGTGGTTCCTTTAAATTTACTACTCTTTCTTTGTGGAGTTAAGTTAATTCCGAACGGCGGGTCGGTGATAATAACATCGACACTTTCTTCCGGAATCATTTTCATCCCTTCGATACAATCCTGCTGGTATATCCTATTCAGCTCTAAATCTCCTAATAATTCCTTCGCCATTTTACCGTCCCCTTTTCGTCCTTTATTAGTAAAGACGCACACAAACGCCTTCCCACACTACTAGGCCGACTTTTCGGCGGAAAGTTCACGCCCTCCCGCCTAAAATCCTTTCCTCACTCTTAGCCTTCGAAATCCCCCGCAAAGTTCACGCCGCTCACGTTTTGTAAACCGGCGCATTATACTTCCGCTTGTCCTCCGTAAAGTCATAGTCCGTCCGCACGAACTCCCTATCTGCCGTTTCGTCTTCCTCGTCCTCTCTACGCAAGCCTGGCTTCGGTTGTATGACGCCATTTCCGTCCTTTTTCATCGCAAGTTCATCGTTAAACACCTCGGCTACCGGCGTTTCTTTATATCGCTGGCGCCATTCCGCCTGGTCGTCGGTTTCGACCGGAAACTCCTCGTCGTCATGCTCCATATACCGCAG